CACGGTGGAAATGCCCGCTGTGTGAACAGGTCTTCGGCGATACCGAACGCCGGGAGATGCACAAGACGACCGTGGCGGCCCATCGCGGGCAAACCATCGCGAAAGTCGGGACCGTTACGGGCGACGTGCCGCGAACCGAAACATTCGGCCTTCGATGGAGCGCCTTCGACAATCCGTTCGTGCGGACGTCGCGGCTCGGTCAAGATGAGTGGCTGGCGAAGCATGCATCGAACAAAGATTCCGCCGAACGCGCCGCACGCCAGTTTATCTGGGCTATCCCCTACGAGTCGCCGGACATCGACCTAACCCCAGTCAACCCGGACGAAGTACGAAAACGCATGGCCGTGTGCAAACAGGGTATCGTCCCGAACAACGCCATCGGCGTGGCCGTCGGCATCGACACCGGGAAGTACCGATTACACTGGACCGCCGCCGCGATCCTACCCGAAAACCGCGCCACGGTCATCGACTACGGCGAGCAGATGACGGAGGCCAAGACGGTCGGCACACTCCGAGGCATGTTCGACGCCTTTGCATTACTCCGTCAACACTTCGATTCCGGCTGGCAATTCGAGGACGGACGAAAGGTTCACCCGCAACAGGTGTGGATCGACTCGGGGTATCACGAGCACAAACAGCCGGTTTATGAGTTTTGCACATCGACGAACACAGAGCTAGGCCGAGAATTCGGCGATGAGATTTACCGTCCAACCAAAGGGTACGCCGAAGGCCATAAGCAGATGACGCGTTATTACGCGCCGCGCGAATTGACAACCTCGGTGCAATATATCGGCGAAGAATTCGACATGCGTCTGCAAATTGACGACGAGATTTACCTCGTACACGTGAATGCCGATTATTGGAAGGCCCGCGCACAAGAGGGTCTGTCGATGGATTCGGACGTGGCCGGTGCCGTGTCGCTTTACTGGACACCAGACCAATACCACCATGCCGACTTCGCGCAGCAGATCGCGGCCGAGAAACAGGTGGAGGAGTGGCATCAAGACCGTGGATTCTTGAAAGTATTTAAGGTGCTCCAACGGGAAAACCATTTCCTTGACTCCACTTATTTAGCTATAACGGCTGGACAATTCATGCGTGAAATGTTGGCAGGCGACGACGACGGACCTGCCGGCGACGAAGGACCGATTATCGATTTAGGGAGATAGCCGCATGGCGAAAAAGCGATCAATCAAAATGCAGCCTGTAGAGGCGAAAGACGAGGCTACAGCAACGGAAACTCCTCCGGCAATGGAAGAGGTTAATGTGATTGGATTGGCAACTGCAATCGTGGAGGTTCCACTCGGCGAAGTCGGCGAAAAGGAGTATCTGTCGAATCACGTCGAGGCACGCCTCACAACGAATGAGCAGCGTGTGAACTGGAAGCGACTCTGTCGCGGCTTGCAGCAACAGGGCGCCACAACGAAAGACGGACGCGCTGTTCAGCGCCCTGGTCAAGTAGTTCGATGGATTCTCGAAAGAATATCCGAATCGGACTAACTTGAGGCAGCGCAGCATCGTGTTATCGTACACGCATGGCTGCTGAAAGTCTCACAGTAACGCTTGCCGCGTTCGACGAAAACGCCGACTACGACTCCGAGAACAGTGTCGCGAAAGCGAAGCTGTTTCGAACAGCGTGTCGGCGTCTGATTCCGAAGCTACCCGCCCAGGCGAGCCGTGGAGGTAGCGGCGGGAATCAGAGCTTCGGCTACCGCCTCGACGAAGTCCGCGCCATGCTCCAGGAGGTAGAGGCATGGCTGTCGATGAACGATACGGCTAACTCCACCGTGACGCACCCCGATTTCTCGAACTCACGGGGTGACTTCTGATGCGCATGGACCTTGGCACCCCGACACTGAACGATGCCTTCGAGACGCTCCGCGCCGACTACGACATCTCGAAGCAGACGCGGTTTCGCAGGACCCGCGCCGGGGTTTCGCCCGTAGGTAAGCACGCCGACTACCACTTCCGCAACGAAGCCCAGTTTTATCGGGCGATGGAGTTGTCACGCGACATCGACCGGAATGACATCGTCGTCGGCCAAGCGGTAGACCGCCTTGTCGACAATGTGATCCAGGATGGCTTTACGCTCGACACGCAGGTAGAGCCCCTATCCGAGGAGCAACAGCGCGACGGCAAGCGGCGCCGGTCGTCTCTCGATGACGATTTGATGGCTCGCTGGAAAGCATGGGCCGAAAACGAGGACGCGTGCGACCTCGCTGGCGAGTCTGACTTCCACGACCTCGAACAATTCACTCTTCGCCAGACTATCGTCGACGGTGACATTCTGCACCTGCCTATCGCCTCCACCGGCTCGCTGGAAACCATCGAGGCCCACAGGTGCAAGACGCCCAGCAACACTTCCCGCGACGTCGTTCTAGGCGTGATGCTGGAAGAGGCCACGCGGAAACGTCTCGAATACTGGTTGACTAAGGAAGACGTTGGGATTTGCTCCGTCGTCTCAAAAGTCGGAGACATCAGGCGGTATCCGGCACGGCAGAAGGATCCGATCACCGGGCGCGACGAACGCACGGTCATTCACTGCTACCATCCGCGCCGCAAGAGCCAGACTCGCGGGTTTACGGCGTTCGCGCCAATCGGGATGGCGACCGAACAGCATGACGACCTTCAATTCGCGCAGCTTATTAAGGCCCGGGTGGCGGCGTCCTACGCAATTCTGGAAGAGACTCCAATCGGAGCACCAGGAGGCGGTCGAGCGGCCGGCGCCTCGACCGGCGCCAAGTCGACAGAAACATTGAGCGACGGCACAAGTCGAGACCTCGAAGGGCTCGGACCTGGAATGCGGTATCGTTCCCGCCCCGGCGGCAAGCTGGTCGGCTTTTCGCCGGCGGTCCCGAACCCCGAGTTTTTCGACCACTCGATGCTGATCCTGACGTTCATCTCGATCAATCTCGGGTTGCCGGTCCAACTGCTTCTGCTCGACCCGAAGCAAACCAACTTTTCCGGTTGGCGTGGCGCGATGGACCAGGCCCGGCTTGGATTTCGTAAATTTCAAAAGTGGCTCGCCCGGTCGTTTCACTCTCGCGTCTACCGCTGGAAGGTCCGGCAATGGATCGCCGAAGACCGGATGCTTCAGGCTGAGTACGAGCGGATAGGCGAGCAACTGTTCGCCCATCGCTGGAACCCTCCGAGGTGGCCGTATATTCAGCCGATGGAAGACGCCTCTGCTGGTATCCTCCGTGTGCGTAACTTGCAGACGAGCCCGCGACGACTCGCCGCCGAGAACGGTCACGAGTGGCGAGAGATCGCCGACGAAACAATCCAGGACAATGGCGACGTCATTCGCAACGCGAAACAGCGTGCGGCGGACATCAACCAAGCGTTTCCCGACGATCCCGACCGCGTATCGTGGCGTGAGGTATTGTGCCTGCCGACTCCGGATCGGGTTGGAGGCCAGGTAACACCGCCGGCGCAAGAGACAACCGAGCCCGTGGAGGCAATCAATGAGCAAGTTTGAAGTCGTCGCGAAGGCGGACGGTGTCGCCGAAATCACGATTTACGATGTGATTGATCGCTATTGGGGGATCTCCGCTGAAGCGATCTACACGGCCCTGAAAGAAATGGGCGACGTGAAAGCGATTACCGTCCGCCTGAATTCCAACGGCGGATCGGTCTTCGAGGGCACCGCGATCTACAATATCCTGAAAAGTCATGCCGCCCGCGTGACGGTCAAGATCGACGGTCTTGCCGCCTCGATGGCGTCAATCGTCGCGATGGCCGGCGACGACATTGAGATCGGCGACGGTGCCTACATGATGGTCCACGACCCGCTCGGCTACGTTCGCGGGGACGCCGACGAGATGCGAGACATGGCCGACTTGCTCGATAAGATGCGAGACACGCTTGTCGGCATTTACGCACGTCGCACTGGGAGAACGGAAGACGAAATTCAGGGGCTGATGAAAAATGAAACGTGGATGACCGCGGCCGAAGCGGTCGAAAACGGATTTGCCAATCGTTCGGTTGCCGGGCTGCAAATTGCTGCCATGGCGCCGGTTGGACTATTCGAGCACCCGCCGGCCGCTTTGGTCGCGGAACATAAACCAAATACGAATCAAGGAGCCGAATCAATGGCTGAGAAAACCACCGAAAACATGCCAAAGGCCGCGACGCTCGACGAGCTGAAGAACTGCTGCCCTGGCGCGAATGCCGATTTCCTCGTCGCGCAACTGGACGCTCAGGCGACCGCCGAGCAAGCCTCCAGAGCGTGGATGGGCGAGCTTCAGAAGAAAGCAGAATCGGCGGAAGTTACCGCGAAAGAAGCTGCCGATGCCAAGGCCGAGGCCGAAAAGCAAGCGGCCGAAGCAAAAGCCGAAGCGGAGAACGCCAAGAATGGCAAGCCGGGTGTCGAGATGCTTGGTGGCGGCGGCGAAGGAGAAGGACACACTGATCCGAAAGCTGAATTTGAGGCTGCCGTCGACGAGAAAATGAAGACCGGCATGAACAAAGCGGATGCCGTCAAGGCCATCACTAAAGCCAACCCGGAACTTCACGCGGCCTTCGTCGCGGCCCACAACGCGGACATCGGTCCTTCGACGTATCGCGGGTCTCGTGGCTAACCAGCAACCGAAAACATTGACCAGGAGAAAGATATGAGCCAACAAACCGATGGAATGCGGAAGACGTTTACCGCAGGTGAAGCGTTGGAACCGTTTCGCCGCGTGAAAATTAGTAGCGCCGCGACGAGCCCGAAGACCGCGAGCTACGCGGACGCTGCTGATCAAGCCGTAGCGTTCACTGAAGCCTATGTGGCGAACGGCGACAACTTTGCCGCGAAACTCGTCAACGGTCAAGGGACAGTAAAGGCAGAGGCTACTGGCGCGATTACCGGAGGCAATACTGTCTACGCCGCCGCTGATGGAAAGGTCGCGTCGTCTGGTACGGTCGTCGTAGGTCAAGCACTGGAAACGGTGACAACCGCCGGCGACATCGTGGAGGTTCTGCCGATCCACAACTCCGACATCGCTACGGCAATTGTCGGCACGACCGCCGCCGCGTTCGAAGTCGATACTGACTCCTCGACGCCAAAAATCAAACTAGCGTCCCAAGCGGCTGGCACCGGCGATTACACCACGACAATGGTGCCGGAATCGACCCTGTCCGCCGATAATGAAATCACGGTCCCGGAAGCGGACGGAGACACCCTCGCGGCAATCGCCCTCGCCCAGACCTTGACCAACAAGACGCTTGGTCTCGGCACGCGGTTTACGGTTGATACCGTAGCCGCCGCCGGTTCCGCGCAGGGAGACGCGGGAGCGCTTACCGCCGACGCGATCAACATCGTAACCGGCGCCGATGGCACGAAAGGCGTCAAGCTACCGACCGCCGTCGCCGGGTCGTTCGTCATCGTCTACAACCCGACTGCGACGAATGCCTTGCCGGTCTATCCCGGCACGAGCGATGACATCAACGATGGCACTACCAACGCCGCCGTCGACACCGAGGGGAAGACGCTGTCAATCTTCTTCGCGGTCGACGCAACGACGTGGGGAGCCATTTACACTGCCGACTCGTAAACAAATCAACTTACCCTGGGGGCCGTCGGTTGATCCGACGGCTCTTCTAGGGCCGCCTCGGGATTGATCCCCCGAGTAGCAGCCCGAACTGCTGGCCTTCGGGGGCCGTGCGGAGAAACCGCGCGGCCCCTTTTTTTATGGAGACCAAGCAATGCCAGCACCAAGCCAAGCGCTGAACGGCTTTCGTCCCGATCTCGGGATGCTTTTCGAATTCGACATGGAGATGAACCGCAACGGCTTCATCGCGAACCGTGTCGCCCCCGTCGCCAACGTGGCCGATCAAAAGGGCACGATGGGGCTAATCAAGCTCAAACAGTTTCTCAAGGAGCCGGAGACCGGCCGCGACTCGCGCGGGAATTACAACCGGACCAGTTACAACTTCGAGGACTTCACTTACGAGACCTCGGAAAACGGGATCGAGCTTCCGATTGACCGGCGCCGTGCCGCGATCTATCGCGACTGGTTCGACTTCGAAGCCATGTCGACGCGTGTCGCCCTCGACATCGTACTCCGCGCGTACGAGTACCGTGTCGCGAATCTTCTGTACAACGCAACCACGTTTACCAGTTACGCCACCGCTGTGACGAACGAGTGGAATGACTGGGACGCCGGGACGCCCATTACGGACGTCATGGTTGCCAAGCGAACCATGTGGGAGGCGACGGGGCTTTACCCCAACGCTCTCATCTGCAATCGGCGGCAGCGTGACAACCTCGCGATGAACGACCAGATCACCGAGAAGATCGCCTCGACCGGAGCCGGTGAGACGATCAAGCCGGGCTCGATCACGAATCAGATGCTGGCCCAGGCGCTCAACATCGACCAGATCATCGTTGCCGACTCGGCGCGGGACTCCGCAAACGAAGGGCAAGACGTGTCCATCGCCCCGATGTGGAGCGACGAGTATGCCATGTTGGCCCGCGTTGCGACCACTAATAACCCCGAGGAGCCGTGCATTGCTCGCACGATTCACTGGTCCGAGGACGGCTCGCAGATCGGCGGAACGATCGAGATGTATTACGAGGACGCATCTCGCGGTGACATCGTCCGGGTTCGTCATGAGACCGAGGAAAAGGTGTTTTACACCGCGCTCGGCCACCTATTCTCGAACGTCATCGACGATAGTACCGGCGACGATGTGTAACTATGTCCGAATTTGACACCCTATACGAAGCGGCCGTTCCTGCATTCGCCTTGTGCGACGAGACGGTCACGTTATCGCGCGGCGCGAAGTCTACTTCGGGCGTTGCGGCATCGTGGACTGGTCAAGGTTCGGAAATCCAGACCGTCACTCGCATGGGCGTCAAAACATCATTCATCGACCGCGAGTGGTTGATAGCCAAGGCGGAATACGTGATTGATGGCTCGGCAGTGGACCCCGCCGCTGGTGATCGTCTCTTGGATGATTCCAGCGTGACGTGGGAGGTGATGAGCCAGCCAAACATGCCCGCCGCTGAATCATTTGGCGGCGGGCTGGAATGGCTGATACGAACGAAGAGGGTCGTGTGATGTTCGGATCGAAATCAGGATTCACATCGACGCCACGCCGCGTAAATAACGCCGTTGATAAGGCGCAGTACAGCACGTTTCTCCATGCGGCGAGCAGCATCCGTAAAGCCGCACGGACGAGCATTGAGCCCAAGCGCAAGCACGGCAAACCGGCCCCTCCAGGGCATCCCGTTCGGACGAAACCGGGACGCGGCGGGTGGAGGTCTAAACGCGCAATCTTGTTTTCGGCAGACAAAGACGAGGCCGTTATCGGATTCGCCGCGAGCCGGATTGATACCGCAATGCAAGTTCACGAGCACGGCGGCAAGCGCGGTAATGCGACATATCCACCGAGGCCAGTCATGGCCCCGGCACTTGGAAAAAACCTTGCCCGGTTCCATCGTCAGTGGCGCTGGGCACTTTCATAGGAGACGCCAGTTATGGCAAAGAAACGCGCGGGATGGGAACGCAAGATTTATCGCGGCGCGGCCGGGTCTACAGCGGCAACGCATATCGACACGCATGTCACCGACATCAATATCACTCCGTCGCACGAGTTTAATGAAACAACCGATCGCGGTGATGGATCGTCTGTACCGCTGATGACCGAGCAACTGGTCAAGATCGGTCTCGAAATTTCGTTCACGATGCAATACCAGGACTCAGAAACGAACATCCTGGCATTGCTTGCCGCCTCTGGCGCCGGAACGCCGCTCGCGTTCAAGGTCGAGCGCAACGCATCCGGGATTACGGAATTCGACGGGGATTGCTATGTCACCTATGAATCTCCTGGTGAACTCACCGGCGGACAGGAAGTAACTTTCACGCTTCATCCGACGGACGACGGGGGCCGAGATTGGAGCATGTATGACGGTTGATAAGCCCACATTGCGGGAACTCAACGCCGCAACCGGCAAGTTGGACATCGACTCCGGGCTCGTGTTTACCGGGTTCGCCGGCGCCTTGAACATGCAAGACCGCCTGTATCACGGAGAACTGGGTTTTGCGGAACCTGGGGACAACCCGCCGGAGGATGTCGTGTCAATCGAATCAATTTTGAAACCGGCATCGGCGCCGGAGGAGGAAGTATATGGCGACACATAGAATCACACAAGGCATTGCCGGATCGGGCGTTACCCGAACGAAGACGTTCGATTATACGCAAGCCGGTGTGGCAATGATCGATGGCGAAGAGGTTGCAACCGCCGAGACGGACTACGAGCTTAACTTCGATCTCGACGTTTCGGCGTGCGTGGCGTTTTACCTGGAGTCCAACGAAGACGTCACGTTCGAAACCAACAGCGGCGCCGCGGCGGATGACACGATCGCGCTGAAGGCGGACAAACCGTAT